GATTGACAGTTTTATCAGAAAGTTTCATAACGAGTGTTAGTATAATCAGGTTCTTTAGTGTTGCCACTGAAGTAATAAAGGAGTAAGCAATAATGCATTGCTTTTAAAATGTCTTGCTTTGCAGTTCCCTTTTTATCATAGCGACTCAAATACTTAAGTGCATTAGAACGACAAAATGATTCTGCATCCCCTACAGAATGAATAAGATCAAGGGTTTGAGTATCAGAATTCTTATTTGTATAATGTCCTCTATAAGTAGAAGAGACATAATCTTTAAGATCTGCAATACCTTTATCTTCTTGGTATTTGTGAGATTTAAATCCTAAATCTGGTTGAGGTTTTGAATCCTCATATTCAGTGTTATCTTCCCCAAGAAAAGGTGTGTTGGTTGGTAGAGTAAACTCTTCTTCATTTGCTGTAGATGTCCCAAAAGTAACAACATCTTTTCCATAAAGATCAAAACCACTAGTATCAATGGTGATAGTCTCTGCTGCACCAACCATGTTATCTACTTGGAAGTCAACTGCATCTGCGTAATCAAAACTTGTGCTCGTATCAATATGATGTGCTATTTGATCATCATTATCTGATAAAGGATCGGTAGCAAATGGATTTGGCATATCACCATTCCGATCATAATCATAATAATACTTAGAATGCTTTGGTTCTGGATTAATCAGATCATACTCATCACTCTCCTGTGGAGTGATGGTATTTGATGCTGGTTTTGGATCATACTCATCACTCTCCTGTGGAGTCACTCTATTCTCATCACCCATGATAGAAGTCATACTTTTCTCCTAATATTATATCAAGGATTCGTCTTCTTGTCCATCTTCTGTTGGTACAAAGTCAGGATCAACTTTATCATAGAGTTCCATGAAGGACTGCTTAGTCTCATCATCGAATCTATTAAGACACATCTTAATTGCTTTCTCTTTGTTATTAAAGATACTATACGCTCTAATGATGTGTGTCAAACGACGAGTTGATATAACTTCATCAACACCACCATCATAAAATGTCTTACGGATGATGTCTGCCCAGTCTACAAGACGCTTACAGAACTCAGTGTTCTCACAAGGTTCTCTACTATCTAAAAGTTGAATACCAACCTCTACTGCCTTTGCAGTAAGAATCTTATGCTCAGTAGCAGGAACAGGATACTGTTGCTCAAAGGTTACACAGAATCTCTCTAAGAATGCTTCATTAAGAACATTAGTTCCAATAAATCTTCCATCTTCAGATCCCTTACCCTTGGTGTTAGCAGTAGCAATAATGTTAAAACCATGAGCAGGTTTTACAAACTTACCAATCTTCTTAAGGAATATTCCTTTACCTTCTAGGACGGACTGGAGACACAAGATCTTGTTAGAGGCAAGATCAACTTCATCCAAAAGCAATACTGCCCCTCTTTCGAGTGCTTCGACAACAGGACCGTTGTGCCAAACAGTGCTACCATTAATAAGACGGAAACCACCAATGAGATCATCTTCGTCCGTTTCGATTGTGATGTTGACACGAATTAACTCCCTATTTAATTGAGCACATGCTTGTTCTACACTAAAGGTCTTACCATTACCAGATAATCCAGTAATAAATGATGGGTAGAATAATTTGGATTGAATGATCTTCTTTACATCAGTAAAAGGACCAAATTTAACAAAGGTAGCATCCTTATCAGGAACTAAATTTTGTTGAACAGCAGGTAATGCTGCAGGTGCTTCAAAAGCAGTATTTAATTCTTCCACAACCTTAGTAGTTACCTCCAAATTCCATTTACCTTTTGCAACTTTATGCTCTTGAATTTTCTTAGTTATGGTCTGATAACCAATATCGTTCATAGCACAAAATGCTTTAACGTCAGCAGTGGTAAACTCTGTACCGTAATTAGTTTTTAAACCAGTAATGACTTCTTCTTTAGTCATTTTAGTTTCAAAGGCCATAATGTAATTGTTGTTCAGTAATCATATTATATACGCTATTTAATACTTAACTGTTTTAACTGTTCCAGTTCTTCAACTGTCTCTGCTAATTTTTTTATAAGGTCATTTGCTTCTTCAGCAGTAATGCTAGGTGGGTGACTATGCACACACCTAGCAATCATATCCCATTCGTGTCTATTAAGCATTATGCAATGAGTTCTACAAACTCACTAAGTATCTTCTTATTTAGACGCTTATCCTTAAGAGAACGGTTAAAATAACTCTTTATTTGTGACTTTGAAGCATTCTTTGCAAGTATGGCAGTTGTATCAGTTGCTGATAAAACACTATTAGACATTCCAAAATACTTCTTATATCCTTCAACCTTGATAGAGAAACTCTTAGACTTCCTCCATTCTTTCTTTGCTTGAATATACTCAGGAGAATCAACCATACAATAACGACCAAGCATATAACTATGATCCCTTGACTCCATTAAACGAATACCAATAAAGTTAACATCCTTATGTACATCAGTAACATACCTAATCAAAAGTTGACTAAACTCATGGTAGCGAGATGGCATCTTATATGTCCTACCAGTCTTACGATTACGTAGATAATCTCTATGATGATTAATCTGACATGAACCCATAAATGTATCTGGTTCCCAATGTCTTTGAACTTCTTTATGACGGTGTAGATGATGTGCTTCACCATCAGTAAGCATTACAACATTAACCTTCTCCATCTTACACTCTTCTTTGAATTGAGGAATTATCTTATTCAAAGCTACTATTGACTCATTCAATGGTGTTCCAGAAAGTTGTAGTCTACGTGGAGTTGGATACTCTGCATAGTCTCTAAATGAATGAGCGATTCTCCAAATATTTTTCATCTGAATCTCTAGATCAGGTGTGCGTGTATTGCTATTAAAGAACTCCATCAATGAGAATCTATGATCAATACATAATGCACCTTCAGTTGGTACATAATGATCTGGAACCTCTATAAGACGATGATCAGCATCATACTCAGCACACTTCCATTCAAATGTAAATGCCAATACTTTAAATGGAATATTTGTCTTCTTACAGAACCAAATTAAATTATAAAGTTGCTTTAAAGTATCCTTCATTACAGTCTGCATTGATCCAGACCAATCAAGAATAAAGATTAATCCATGACTTTGACCATCAGCAATCGTAGTGACCTTTTTAAATAGATCCTCATTAAATTTGTAAGTGTGGAGTTTAGTACAGTCAAGGACACCAGTCTTGGATGTAGCAGAACGAGCATATGCTGACGCTGCCTTTTTCATTTCAAATTCTTTAATAAGATAATTAACTGCTTTTTGTGCGTCTTTTTTATACTGAATAAAGGATGCATCAACAGTTTTAAAATCTGCTCTATAGTACATGCCAGATCTATTAAGATACCTTGCTGCTTCTTCAGCATTACTTAAAACATCTTTCTCCCAGTCATCCCATGTCTTTTTAATGTAAGCATGAATATCCTCATTCTTACCAATAATAGTGTCTAAGTCTACATCTGTAAAAGTTAGATACTCATTTGGGAATGAATCTCTAGATATAAGATCACTAATTTTTTGTCTCAACAAATCGTCAGTTTGAACTTGTGGTTCCTTATCATCAGATTCCTCAGGTGTACCATCAGTCATTGTTGGAGTATCTTTTGGTTCTTCATTCTTCTTCTCTTCTCCTTCTGATTTTTCTTCCTCCCCTTCACCTTCAGCATCACCTTCTTCTTCCTGTTCTGCTTCTTCCTCACTACTCTCACCATCTGTAGCAGTAGCAGGTAATCCCATCTCCATTTTTAATGATGCAGCATTATCAGTATCAGAATCTTCTTCATCTTCCTCTTGTTCTTTTGCTTCTCTACAATAGTTGTATAATACTTCTGCTGCATGCTCTGCTTCCTCAAAAGTCTCTGAAGCACCAACAAGATTAACAATCTCCTGCTCTTGTTCAGTGAACCATATTGCAAGGAATGCTCCAATCTTATAATGTAAATTTATTTTATCAGCAAGAGTAAGATCATTAATATCTTCATTCTGAAGACTAAAGAAGTCATCTTCAAATAATCTTTGATAACCATTTCTAAATGTTTTACCAAGTCCAAGATATTTACGCTTCATCAATTTCTCTATACGAGCATCTTCAGTTACATTAAGAAATGCCTGAGGAACATTTACTCTAGGGTCTCTATTAGGTGTATATAATGCATGTCCTACTTCATGACCTACCAACATATCATATACAACTTCATCTGCCTTCTCCCACATAGGAAGTGTTAATACACGAGTCTGAACATTAAACGCAGCAGTTTCAACATCCTTGTTCTCAATGATTAGATCTTCTGTAGCAAGTAATTTTGCTAGGGTTCCTTTGATTTCTAAATTGACAGACATGGACTTTTTAACTTGTTATACACATTATAAAACCCCTTCCGTGGGGAAGAGGTATTAAGTAGACGCTTTTTTAACTGTCTACGTCGTTCTCTTGC